CGCTCCTAGAGGGAAAAGGATATTTAAGATTATGGTCACCAGTTCAATCCTCAAACAGCCCAAACCCCTACGATCGCATCTCCATACATTCTCCTGCACCGGGGTCTGTGGAGATAAAAAGGGATGGCGACGACTTCATAGAAGAAATAAATTACAGATATTCAGACTCCCAAAACCAGCCGCTCATCGAAAAGCAGTATTTAAATCCCCAAGGGCTAACTGTCTTTGAAACCATTAGAGGCAAAGAAATCACGGAACAGATCGTCCTAAATCTGGGGGGAGGGTTTTCGGTGGTTGAGATACGAAGGGAGCCATTGATCACGGACACAGTCAAGCGGGCCCAAAACGGGATCAATTATGCCCTAACAATGCTCATTAGAAATATTGGCTATTCTGGATTCTTGAGGGAATTGATCCTGAATGGGCAACCCCCCGGCGAGTGGGTAGAGGATCGATCGCAGCCCAACGGGCAGAAGTTTGTCCCCAATGCTGAAGGATTTGAAACCAGCCCCGGCATTACTAATTTTGTCATGGGCGCTCCCACCTATGACCGCGAAGGAAACATAACCGGGTACACCAGCCCAAACGTAAACGTCCGCCAGCCGATCGACCCCTCAATGTTTCTGGAAACCGTACAAGCTGAAATTAAAATAATCTATGAATCAATGGGCCAAGGGCATATCCTTGCTACGGACTCACAACTAAGCGGCGTGTCAAGAGTGCAACTCAGACAAGATTTTGTTACAGCCCTTGGTGAAGATGCTTCTGCTATTAGTGGAGCTTTAGCAGAAATTTATAAATCTGCTCTCCTGATGCTTGATCCCGAATCAGTAGATCTTGATCTAGTGGTCAAGTGCCAACTCTCTGTCAGCCAACCAACCCCCGAAGAAATGAGAGAAATTAGGGCAAATTATCAGGCGGGGTTATTGAGCCGATCGACCGCCATGTCCTTTTTGGGGATTGACAATCCTGATGCTGAAGCCGAATTGATCTCTGAAGAAAAAGAATCAACAAACACGGATCAAAATAATGACATCCCCACAGCCAATAGATCCCCTCCAGACCCCACCCCCCTTGATCGATGATCCGGGCCATGATTTGACCATCTTTGAAAGGTATCACCGTGAACTGTGGGGTCACGATTCCCCACCGATTACCAGAATAAACAGAGCATTGAAAACCTATGAGGATCATCTAAAGCACAAAGTCCCCACCGAGTCACAAGCAAGATTAATTATTGAAATCCAAGCCCTGCTAAAAATGGTAGTCCCCCGCCTAGAAGTAGGTAGCGGGTTGCTACCCCCGGAAACTTTGGTTAACTTTCTACAGGAATGGGATGCCATGGCGCCGGGGCTAGAATTTTCTGATCTTGATCAAGCGGAAAACTCTTCTACCGATCGCTAGGCTAGAAATTATTTGGATAATAATATTTATGGATTTACGCCAAGTTTTTGATTTTTTGGAGGGGCAGGAAAACGGTGAAGCAATGGTTGCGGCGATCTCAACCAAGATCACCGCCTTAAATAATGAGGCTGCACAATGGCGGGTCAAATTGAGAGAATCAGCGTCGGAGCTAGTGCGTATTCAAGAATTGAGCGGGGGTGATAGTCAAGCCTTAGAAGGAAAACTAACCGCCCTAACTCAACAGCTAAAGGCTGCACAAGTCGAAATAGACACTGCCAAAACTTCTCAAGCTGATTCGATCGCCAAAGAGGCGGGGTTAAGAAAAACCCTAATTCTCCAAGACGTGGCTGTCAGAGCTGGGGCCGATCGAACCGCACTCACTGAAATCCTCCAAAACATCGAACCTGACAAAATCGTAATTTCTGAAAATGGCATAACCGTAGATGGGAAACCACTAACAGAATTTGCACAAGCAAAAGGCGACTGGGCAGTTAGGGCGTTATTCCCTACCGCTCCTAAGCCAACACTACCCACTGGCGGGACTTCAGGACAAGCCCCAAAAAATCCGGTAGAGGACTATTTTAGACAAACCTACACTTTACCCAAGGCTAAAACTAATGCCCCAAGTTGAATTTTCCACAGATACGATCGGGTATCAAAATTTCCTAGCAGAGGACTTATCTAGCTACAATCTCATCCCGGCCGGGGCAAAGATTAACCCCGGCGAATTTACTGCCTATGGTTCGATCTTTGTCACGGTAGCAACTGGAGGGGCGGCTATTAGTGCCGTTTCAATCCCCATCACTGCTTTGGCTCCTCTAGAAAAAGTAGGGACGGCTATTCTGCCGATCGGGGTGGTCTTAATTTTTGGAGTGAAAAAGTTTGCAATACTCACAGCCCCCGCTCTCGCTGGTGACACTGCGATCACGGTACAAGCCATCCCAACCGCCCTAGTCGCCACGGATTCTGCTAACTATTCCCCCGGTCATTCCAAGCCAATCCAAGCGGGTTTACTTGTGGGCAGGACATTCGCAGAAAGAGATTCAAGCACTCCTTACGGGGTAGCGGACGTGGCTGCTGATACCGACATCTATTTAATCGGCGTTGGGTGCCAAGATGCGAATATTAATCCTGAAATCGTTTTACTTCGACACCAAACTTTAATTTATGAAAACCGTCTCCCCGGCTGGGCCGCAATGACCGCACCCCAAAAAGCCAAGGTGCGATCGCTATACGAATGCATCACTTCAGCTAATTAGTCGGGTAGATATCGACTGAATTTATCAACCGCTAACTAGGAAAAAGAAAGATGGACATTCTAAAATTTTACGCAGACTTGCAAGCTGATGGGTATTTCGCTCGGATGATGATGAATCCCATTGCTCAATTTGGGACTACGGCAGAACCATTTTTGGGAGCCACATTACTGCCTGAAGTTCTCAAAGATGAGAACGCATACCAAGAAACCCAAGTCCGCTACCGAACCACCCCCGCCCTAGACGGTTCTAGATACAGTCCGACTCAACTAGATAATTCTGGCTATCTAGTCGGCTCCGTTAAAGTTGAATTTGGGGATACAGATATAGCATCCCAGATCACCGCTCAAGAACACGATGGGCTAATTAAATTATTAGCTAGGGGCGGAGACGTTCAAGCTCTGGCAAATGCTATCCAGTGGGCCGATCGGACTTTGCTACGTCCCCATTCAATTAAAAATGAAATTCAGCGGTGGCAAGCGATCGTCGACTCCCAGGTAGTCCGCCGGGGTTCTAACGGTCTGATAGAGACCGTAAACTATCAAAACCCCGAAGGGCATAGAGTCACGCCCACGATCGCCAGTGGAACCCTAGCCGCTCCTACAGGATGGTACGGCTCCAACTACGATCCTTTTGCCCTAGACATTTTCCCTATGGCTCAAAATCTCGCAGCCAAAGGGTACACGATCGATCGGATCATCACTTCCAGAGCGATCGCCTATGTACTAGCCCAAAATCCCAAGGTAGTGCAGCGGACTTCTAGAGTGACAATTACAGGGGGTGAGCTAACAGCTGTGATGGGGCAAGTAAGCCTAGCGGAATTAAGTCAAATCACAGTGCAAGATTCCCTGCCTCCCATTGAGCTTTACGATCGGGTTTACAGAACAGAATCCGGGACTTTTCCGTTCCTTAACAAGAATGCTTTTGTAATGGTTTGCTCTACAGGGCGGGACGTATCCGTTGATCTTGGGGATACCGGGATTCTACAACTCACAGACACCCTAGGCTATTACGGGATCGGTCGTCCTGCCGGAGCCTCTAGCCCCGGACGTGTTGTGCATACCGAGATCAAAGAACGCAAGCCGATCGGGCTGTATGGGGAATCATATCAAACCGGATTCCCAGTCATTACCGAACCCGAAGCGATCGCCGTGATTACGATCGCCCCACCAACAGCTTAACCATGCAACTAACCCTGCCAGCCGCTCTCGCCTCTCTAAAAAATCTGCCAGCCGTCCGGGACTTGCCAGTGATTTTAGATGACGATTTTCTAAATAGACTCTTAACTTTATCCGCCGGGGTTAATGCCCAGACAGAAACGGTTTATCGAGTCTATTACGTGGCTGCAAAGTTTTTAGAGCAGATTCGATCGCAACACACCCTAAAGTCTGCGGACGGTGCTGTTTTCACGGAACTGGCTATCCCGATCGCCTCCCTGCTAAATCTGCAATTCAGTGAAGATTTAGCACTGGGATTAATCATCCCCCCCGGCTTTGAATCCGTGCCAATATCGATCGCATCGCACCGGGGTAAAGTCTTTGGAACTAAATCCGTGAGGGTGAGACCAGTGCTATGAGTAGCAGCCCATTTTTCGATTTTGTTAATGCAACCTTGACCTTTAAAGTTCCGGGAGCAATCACTCTTGATCCCTCTGGCAATCCTTTTAGCACCTCCACACAATTGATAGTCAAGGCGATGCTCACGGGCGATCGAAGACAGGCTGCCAACTTCCTAAGAATGGGTACGGGTGTAGATTTAATTCCACTAACAGGCAGATGTATCGAGCCGTTGCAATTACCGCCGGGATTGGTTGCTGATTCTGTAGCGATCGCCCTAATCGGGGATCAAGTTGGTGAGTTTATTTTATCCGGGTCTATTCAGTCCCCTTATTATCCCGGCACACTTCTGGGGCAGAAACTTGTTGGCAACTTTAGACTCAAAAAAATCTGGGGGGATTTTATCTAATGGCTAAATCAATTACTGTCAGGGTTCGAGCTTCGGACGTTCTAGCAAGACTAGCCATGGCAGCCGAAAAACTTGGCAATCTATCTATCCCTGTTAGCCAATCTGCTGAATATATGCTGAAGGAAACGAAGCTAAATTTTGCCAAAGAATCAACTCCAGACGGCGCAGGATGGGCTGCATTAGCAGCTAGTACCTTAGCCCAAAAAAGCGGCGGCAAAATTCTGGTAGAATCCGGGGCGCTCTTAGGTTCGATCGCTATTCAAGGGGCCGGATCGAAACAAGCATTCATAACTAGCACCGGGGTAGCTTACGCTATCTACCACGCAGCCGGGACTTCTAAAATGCCAGCCCGTAAATTTATCGGGATTTCGGGGCGGCACGAAACCCGGATCAATCAGATATTCAAGAGATACGTAAAATCCCTATCCCTGTGAAATGGACATTCAAACGATCGAACAATCTCTAATAGATCGGGTATCCCCACTCAGAGCCACTGGCATCTGGGTACGGGGTTTACCTAATTTGGCAAGCGATTTAGGACTAAACACCAACACCGGTATACTCACAATTTATCTAGACAAAACCGACTTTAAATCGCCCGACTCCCTAGGGCTAGTGGTTCAGCCCGTACTCCTACAGTTTGTTATCGAACTCCGATTAATTGATCTTAGGGAACCGAATGGAGCTTATGCAGCGATCCGATATATCTGCAACCGACTAATAGGTTTCGCTCCCCCGGACTCTGAGAATATCTACCTGCTCTCTCACGAATTTATGGGGGAGAAAGATAAGCTATGGGTTCATCAAATACGGTTAATAGTCCCCACAAGACTGTTTGAGATTCCCGATATAGAGTCTTATGTCCTCTTGAAACAAATCACTCTAGAAGATGGATATGGCAATGTGGTAATCAATGAAGACAGCCCATTCTATAGCCCCCAATAAATTAAAGAACCCCTCAGACATCTCTCTGCTCTCGATTTCCTGATCCTGATCAAGCGGAAACTTTTAACCCCCGCCATTAGGCTAGATATTATTTGGATTGAATCAGATGCAGAAATTTATCTATAAAGGATTAACTAATACCGGGGTAACAATCGACGGGGTCGACTATCTCCTCCATTCAGGGAAACTCATATCCTTGCCCTTCGAGAATGATTACATCAAAGGGCTGGTTGCTCAAAAATATTTAGAAGTTGTCATTGAAACCCCTGACATTGCAGAAAATATTAACCCCGTAAAAGCGAGTAAAAAATAATGGCTGCAAATTTTCTACACGGGGTAGAGACGATCGAAGTCGAGATCGGTTCTAGAAGTATTCGACAGGTCAAGACCTCCATAATTGGCATTGTTGGGACGGCTCCGATTCACACTCTACCCCTAGCCGATCGAACAATCAACTATCCAGTTCTAGTTTTGAACCCAGAGGACGCTCCTGGGAAGTTTGGGCTTGCAACCCCCGGATTTACAATTCCCGCCGCTCTAGATGCAATTTTTGATCAGGGTGCTGGGCTTTGCGTTGTTATCAATGTTTTCGATCCGGCTGTGCATAGGGCGATCGTCCCGGCGGGCCCGTTCACTTTCACCACTGATAAAATCACCCTCCCAAATCAAAACGTTATTGATGCGATCGTGACTAACACCGCAACAACTACTACCTATGTTTTGGGTGTTGATTATTCGATCGACATGGACAAAGGAACGGTTTCCCGCATCAGTACGGGGGACATACCTGCCCTAGCATCAGTTCAGATTGGTTATACTTACGCCGATCCGACCTTGGTGGAACCATCAGACGTGATCGGGACTGTGAATTTATCAGGCAACCGGACGGGGATGCAAGCATGGGCAGACTCGTATTCGCTCTTTGGGTTCTTCCCGAAGATTTTGATCGCTCCTGTATATTCGACCCTCACCTCTGTCAGTGCTGAGATCGGCGTACAGATACAGCGGCTTCGAGCCATTGGCATAAGCGATGCCCCGATCGGGACTACTTTTGCACAAGCTAGAGCAGCGCGGGGGCCGGACGGTTCGTTTGGATTTAATACATCTAGCGATCGAATGATGCTCTGTTATCCCCATGTAAAAGTTTACGATCTAGCCACTAACACCGAAGTCTTAGAGCCTTACAGCGCTCGAAGAGCCGGGGCAATTGCAGCCAAGGACATTGAAAAAGGATACTGGTGGTCATCCTCTAACACTGAGATTAAGGGGATAACCGGGATAGAAAGGCCGTTGACATCTTCGATCAATGACCCCAACTCTGAGGTTAACCTGCTGAATGAAGTGGGCATTGACACTATCTTTAACGCCTATGGTACTGGCTTTAGAACTTGGGGGAATCGATCGGCTGCTTGGCCCACAGTCACACACCCCCGGAACTTTATCAATGTCCGCAGGGTTGCTGATATTTTGCACGAGTCGATCGAATTCTCTTTACTCCAATTTTTGGATATGCCAATCTCCAACGGTTTAATTGATTCGATCACGCAAAGCGTAAAAGCGTTTATTCAGAAATTGATTGGGGATGGAGCCTTGATCGGTGGGGACTGTAGTTACAACCCTGCCAAGAATACCCCGGAACAAATTGCTTTGGGGCATCTGACTTTTGATTTAAGTTTCATGCCACCCCCGCCACTTGAGCGGATCACGATCGTAAGCCTGATCGATCTCAATTACCTAAAAACCCTGACCGGAACGCTGGGAGCTATTTAAGCCAATGATTAAAACCGTATCTAATGCCAGTGTATGGGTAAACGGGGCTGTGCAAATTGGCACCTGCTCCGAAGTTGAATTGCCAGAAATAAAACAGCTCCTTATTGAGCATGAGGGGCTAGGGGTGATAGGGACGGTGGAAACGTTTGCAGGGATCGAAGCGATGGAAGCAACTTTTACATGGACTTCTTTTGACGCAGCCAGCTACAAGGCGATCGCTAACCCCACCCAGCCAGTACAGCTCCAGACAAGGGCCAGCCAGAAAACCTCTGGACTACTGGGGGATATCGAAGTCCCGGTCGTAGTTTTCCTATCTGGAATATTTAAGACCGTCCCCTTGGGGAAACTCAAAAAGGGGGAGACGATCGAACTCAGTTCAGAAATGGCGGTAAGCTACGTCCGGCTTCTTTTAGGGGGTGAAGAGCTACTGGAGATCGATGTTTTTAGTAATACTTACAAGGTCGCCGGGACTGATATTTTAAGCCAGTGGAGAACTAATCTAGGAATTTAATATGACAACAAAAAAGAAAGAGCCAGTCGAAACATTCACGCTCACCAGTGGCAAAGTAGCCAAGCGGTTTGCATTAAGTAGCAAAGATTATTTTTCATTCAGGAAAAGGCTGCAAGACGAGCGGGATACCGATTTAGCCACTAAAGAGATAGTAATGAGATCGTACCTACTCGATGATCTACCCATCACGATCGATATGTTGGAAGATGATGATGGACTGACTTTCGAGGATGTTTATACCCTCACCAATAGGCTTGATAACCTTTTTTCTCAGCTCCAACAGAAAGTGACCTAATTGCTTTTTGCCAGATAACGGGCTGGGGGATTGGGGATATTTACAATCTCGATTTAGACGACCTAATTTACTGGATTGGTCACGCACGGGATTATCAAAAAGCTCTGGATAAAAGACTTAGGAAAAAATAGGGGGGTAAATGCCCAACGATTCAAATTCTCAAGATTCTCCAAACCCCCCGATCGAAGCCAAAGCATTAAGTGATGAGTCTGTGGGGGAGGAGCTTGCTCGATTGGAAGCCATTCAGCTTATGGAAGAAGAGCTTGCCCGATCGAAGACCGTTCAGCTTATGAAAGAAGAGCTTGATCGATCGACAACCGTTGCCAACTCTACAGATATAAGAAACCTCAAAAACGCCGCAATTGACCTGACAGAGAAGCAACTAGCCAGCATGTCAGTGATTGCCAAAGCCACGGCAGAACTCGATAATCTGAAAAGGGATCAGGATGCTCAAGACATCATAAAGATCCAAATCGAGCAAGCGATAAAGGACATCCAGATTACGCAAAGTGAGCAAGAAATTCTCTATCTCCAAAATCAAAATGATCTAGCTTTTCTACTGAGAGAGCAAAGGTCAAAAGCAGAATACTTCTTTGCCTATCGACTGATAATCACCACTCTATGCACCACCGTCTTACTCTCCCTAGCGGCGGGGGTATGGCTGACAGCAGTGGGGGTCGAAATTCCCCAACTCTTGACCGTTTTGAGTAGTTCCGGACTAGGGGCGATCTCTGGACTTTTAACCCCTAATCCCCAAGCACAAAAAAGAGAAATTCCCGTTAATCGGAGGGAAAGAAATTAAATGGCTTCTAGTCTCCTCTCTATCACGATCGAAGCGATCGATAATGCCAGTGCGGTCATCTCTGGAGTCCAAAACAGTGTCAAGGGACTAGCTCAAATTGGGGCGGTTGGCTCCTCTCTAGTGGGGATGGGTGCGGCGATCGCTCTGCCCATTATTGGGATTGGTACGGCTGCGGTCGGGGCGGCGGTTGAGTTTGAAAGCTCTATGGCTAATGTCGCAAAAGCTGCAAACATCCCGGTCAATTCAGCACAGTATCGAGCGTTAAGCACTGAGATATTAGGGCTATCTAGAGTCATCCCCAGAGCAGCGACCGACCTTGCTGAAATTAGTGCTGAAGGGGCAAAGTTGGGGGTAAGCATCCCCAACCTTGGACAATTTACAACCCTGATGTCCACTATGGCAGTAGCCTTTGACATGACCGCACAGCAAGCGGCGGAGGGCGGGGCGAAGATTGCCAACTCATTCCGAATGGTTGACGCAGCCGGGCAGATGGACTTCTCTAGGTTGTCACGGTTTGGGGATGTGGTCAACACGCTTGGAGATAGCATGGCCACCAGTGAGGGGCAGATTATTGAATTTACAAAACAGGTTGCGGGGGTGGCTAGCGTTTATCGAATTAGTGAAAGCGATGTTGCGGGTTTGGGCGCTGCCTTTACTAGCTTAGGATTAGCCCCTGAACGGGCAGCTAGGGCGTTTAATTCCACGGCAGTTAAGTTAGCATCAGCAACCAGCTTAGGCGGCGAGGCTCAAGCTGGTTTTAAGGCTTTGGGTGTTAGTGCCACCGAGATGCAGGCAGCTTTTGAGAGTGGGGAAGGAACGGATGCTTATTTAGGTTTTCTGCAAAAAGTAAAAACGGCGGGACCACAAGCCGGGGCTGCTCTATCTAAAA